GCAATCTCACAAGAACAGCTCAATAAAGATTTAAAATTCGAAGTAAAACAGTTACATTCTGTCATTGAGTTAATAACCAAAGACATTCAAGATATGAAAGAAGCACTGTTAGGCAACGAGTTCAACAAGGAAGGTCTCGTATTCAAAGTTGAAAATAACGAGAGACAAATCGAAGAACTTGTAAAATTCAAGCAAAAAATAGTTGCTTGGGCTACTGGAGCTGGATTAGGTTCAGGTACATTGGTTAACTTGTTAATGGACTTAGTGAAATAATTATGATTGATTCATCTAAACTCTACTCTGTACCGAAGGATGTCGTTGAAGACATCGTAATGAAAGAAAGCCGTCACCCATACTATAGTGTGGTGTTGGACAGGGCTAAAATCATGAATAGTTGGTTTCAGGCGGAGTACGATGAATACACAGCTATATCCAGTACTGTGTTTTCTGACAAGTCCTATATCATTGCTCAGTCCACGATAGAGAGTAATGACGAGTACAAAGAAAGACTTGCTCGTATGAAGCTGTTTCCGCTAGAGCAAAAGTTCTTCTCAGCTCAACAAAGAATATATGACGAAAACAACGTCAACAGAAGCTACCCTCAAAACAAAGACTTTTGGATGTACAAAGAATCCAACTTTGATGATGCAGGGTGTTCCATTACTGAGTTCTATAGAGATAAGGTTCTCTTCGTAAAAGAGGTTTTGGGTTTTGGGGCAGTAGTAACCGACCTCATGATGGATGGAGAGGGCAACCCTGTTACTGATACAGATGGTAACGTGGTTCCTTATAACTTTGTAGTTAGACCTCATGAGATATGGAACTTCGAAGTCAAGCAAGGAATATTGACCCTGCTTGTAACTCGTCAAATGTATTATGACATACAAAACGTCAAAAAACATAAGTGGACTGCTTATACTCCTGAGTACATTTGTGTGTACACCGAAGAAAACGGAATTAAAAAGAAGACGCTTGAGATACCTAATCCATTTGGTGAGGTTCCAGCTACGCTACTCAAGGGTCAGACCGATGCTAACAGCTCATTTATTGTTGGTAAGCCTCGTAGATACTCCTTGAAAGGTATGTACCTTGCAGCCTCAGAACTCTTTTATGACCTCAAGAAAGGTTCTGAGCTGTTTGGTCACCCTATCCCTGTACTTACAGACTCTATCGTTCGGTCTCTAGCAGGGGTCGCTGATGACGATCAATACGATTCACGCACCATTAAAGAGGGTGTGGGTATGGCTATCATCATTCCTGATGAGCAGCAGATACCAAATAATATGTTGTATCAAGCAGATATGCAGGGACTTCAACATCTTAGAGATGTAATTTTTGGCGATTTGATGTCCTTGATATTCTTGATGGCTCAAGTCAGAGACAAGTCCATTGTTAAGAGCAACGTATCAGGATCGTCTAAGAGATTCGATAACGTAGATGAACAGGGGTTACTAGCCTCTACAGCTATGGACATGGAAATGGTAGAGATGCAAGTACTCAAAAGAATGGCTAAGGTTCGTGACGAAGACCCTTCGGATTACAACGTTACGTATTCAAAACATTACGACCTATCCAGTGCCGCAGAGATATTCTCAGATATTACAGAGGGTATGCAGTATCACGTATTGCCTCTACCTCTACTCAAGAAACTTACTGGCGAATACATGAGAAAGCGTTCCATGCCACAAGAAGATATACAACTTGTAATGGATCATTTCGATGAGTTTGGTATTCCTAGAACAAGTGGTGATCTTAAAAATCTTATTGATATATTACCACAGGAAGAGCTTCAACGCCAAGCAGAACTTGGTATTGATTTAAATAGCGAGCAATAACTAACTTGTAACCATTATGAGTGAAGAAAACATAGAGTCCGTTGACGCTCCTGAGTCAACAACAGAAGAGACAACTTCTCAAAACGTACAAACACAGCAACCAGAGTTCGATAAAGACAAGTTCTTTAGGGGCGCTTACAACGAAGGTAAGGGCAAAGTCGAACGTGACGTAATAAATAAATTCTCTGAAATATTAGGTGATGATGTCAATACTCTCGATGATGCGTTCTCTTTATTGTCAAATAAAATGCAACCTGTGCAAGAGGATAAGGGGGAAGCAGATAAGTTGCGAGAGCTGTTGCAACAATACCAAGAACAAGCAGAGGCAGCCAAAGAGCAATTAGCACTGAATCAAATGGAGAGTCGTATAGGCTCTGAGTTTAATTCTGCTTTTAGCGCTTTAGAGCAAGACAACGAGCTGACGCTCAGAAAAGATTACATAGAACAACTGTTCTACAACGAATATGAAATTGAGGAGAGCAACGGTCAGTTTTATGCTACCAAAGGTGGTGTACCTGATTTAGATGCTCAAGGCAATAGAAAATCGGTAGGGAACTCTCTTGTAGAGTTTGCTAAACAATTTGCAAAGCCCAAGAAAGTGGGCGCTGGCGGAGCAACTGGTGGTACTCCAGCTAGTGAAAGACCTAGTCGAGCAGAGTTTCAAAGACTTGTACGCTCGTCTAATCCAGCAGATCGTGCTAAGGCTGAGGAGCTATTCGGTGCTTCAAGAGCCGCAGGCGGTTGGGCTGAACAAGCGTAAATCCATCTTATGGTTAGGCAAAACCTTAATTGTCATGTTCTGGTCATAGCGACCCAAAAGCTAAATATAATCCAACATTTAATTTAACTTTTATAAAGACATGGCAATTAATAGTAATTTTTCCATCTATGAGCCAGAGGCGTTTGTTGAGGTTGCACTAGCTAACCAATACCCAGACCGACCAATGGTATCCAAAGCCGTTACTAACGTAGCTGGCGCATCAATCGAAGGTCTCGTTGCAGCTCGTAACAAGACTGTAAGCATTACTCGTGCAGTAAAGCCTACTGGTTCTCCTTCTTCTTACTCAGGTAGCTACTCTCTAGGTACTCCTGACGCTAACGAAGAGCAACTAGTAATCAACAAGCACTACTACTCTGGATTCAGCATCGACAAAGCTGACCAGAAATTTGCGCTTCCTGATTTAGTACAACAGCACTTCATTCCAAGACTACACCAGCTTATTGACCAGATCAATAGCGACATCAAAACTGAAGCACGTGCTGCTTTTGAAGTAGCTTTCGCTGACAATAACACTGACTCTACTGTGTTAAGCGCTAATGACCTTGCTGAAGCACGAAGAATTATGGCTGCTCGTAAGTTTGTATCTGACAACATGATGATGGTTATTGATCCTTTCGCTGAGAAAGACTTAACTACACTAAGCTTATTCCAACAAGCTAACACTCGTGGAGACTCAGGTATCCAATTAGGTGGAGCTATGGGTCGTGCTTATGGTTTTGACTTCTTCATCGACAATCAAGGAAGTGACCACACTGTTGCTACTGTAACTGATGCTGTATTAGCTGCTGACGAAGCTGTAGGACAAACTGAACTAACTATTGATGATGGTTCTGGCGGTGCTGCAACTGTATCTCTAGCTGAGGGTGACATCGTTACTTTTGGTTCTGCTAAAGGTACTGATGACTTCTACGTTGTAGAAAGCCAAACTGGAACTGTATTGACTCTTAAAGAGCCATTACGTGCTGCTGTTGCTAATAACGCTACTATCAACCCAGTTGATATTGCTTCAGGTGACACTGGTCGTGAGCAGTTCTTCTACGACCCATCTGCCCTTGCCTTAGTAACTGCTGTAATGCCTTCAGTGGATAGCGGTTCAGGTTCAGGCGTTCGTAGAGCTGCTGGTTTCGAGCCTTCTAACAATGTGAACTACACATTGACTGTAGAAGAAACCAAGTCAGGCGCTGACATACTTATCGAAGTTCTTTACGGAACTAAAGTATTCAGACCAGACTTAGGTGGTCGCTACATTAGAGGTAACGTAGCCAAAGCCTAATTTTTAAGGAGAGTCGCTTTATGCGGCTCTCTTTTTATTATGATCAGTTTAGAAGACATAATGGACAGCAACGCTATGATTGGTATGCTTGGATTAGTTTCTAGCATTACCCTTCAGCAGGTATCGACTATAATATCCATATTTGTGGGTATTGCAACGTTTACTTATATGACTATAAGGATATACAAAGAACTTAAAAAGATTAAAGGCGAACAATAATGGCGTTCAGTGACCTAACCCTTACTAGAAATAATATTGATGCACTAGAAGAGCTAACCTTTAAGGGTGTAAACGTCACTACAGGCTCCACAACGCTCAATCTCTCTGAGAAGGATAATCTCATACTAGGTAAAGCAATTAAGCTCCTTAAAACGGATATTCTTGAGAATCTTAGAGAGTTTATCAACGATACAACGTATAGCACAGAAACAGCTCTACTAGATGCTATACACGCTGCAGATTCGGAGGAACTCCTCGTTGATTTATTAACATACAAATTTTTAGAGTTGTGGTTCGCTCAAGACGCAACTCATCAGGACAGCTTCTCATTTACAAAGGCTGGTAAGTACTATCAAATGTACAATCAATATTTAACAGCTAACCTTAGAAGACTTAGTGGTTTACTTACTAAACCTAAGACAACTCCTAGAGTTAGATTCATGAGTCTATATTGAGATGACACTAGGGCAAGCCATAGAGAAAGATATACTCAAGATGACCTCTAATAGGTCTAAGCACATGAAGGAGGCTGTATCAAGGATTCAGCAAGAGTATGAGTCTAGCATAGACCGTCTGAATAAATCAGCTATGGACCCTAATGGCAATCCTAGAATAAAACTTACCAACAAAAGATATATATCCAAGAAACAGAAAGCTGGTAAGAAAAACGCTGCTGACTTTAACTATACTGGCAAGGCATATACAGAGTTAACGTCTAGGTACGGAACAGTATCGGGAAGCCCTGCGGTTAAGTTTGAATATCCTGCAAAGGTGTACAACTACATGATTACTCATGAGGAAGGGACCGCTAAATATAAGCGTAGACAATTCCCTAACGAAAATGACTCGCAGAACTCAGGATCACCTGCTGGTAAGCTAGTTGATAAAACAGGTGAAATATTAGAAAGAATGCTGAACAAACCTAGAACATTAAAAGCTAAAGCAACGGTGACTAGACTTGGATAGAAACGCAATACTTAGTGGGTACGTATCTAACTATAGTTCTTACTCTAGTAGTGACTCTAGGGCAACCGTAGAAAAGGTATTGAAATATAGTGGCGATTCTTTCGATATTGTACAACGTGGAGACATTAAAACAGAAGTTGTTGTTTTTAGGTTGTTAGGTGGTAACACAGACTACCTAGTATCTGGAGACAAGCCAGTAGACTTAATACAACAGTTTCAAGCGATAGTGTACATAGAACAATCTGATAGTCATTCTATAAAGGATGCGAGATACGATAGAATGTTAGAGGTGTCAGATCAACTTATGGATTGGGCTACAGAGACAGAGGCTCGAACCATAAATAGTTCTTTGGACACGCTGACTTTTACAGGGGTAGATCAAATAACGGAGCAAGATGGTTATTTATCTACTGTAGTGAATTTTGAAAGTATAATCCAAATATCCTAAACTAAACACAAAAAACAATGGCAAAGTTAATATTCTCTCATGCTTCTATACTAAAGTCAGACGGCTCAGCCCCTGATGCTGGAGCTGAATTAATCTATGGACTAGTTTCTGACGGGGTTGAAATTTCGTTAGAACCTGATACAGTAAACGTAGAAGACAATCGTGAAATATACGAGTCTTATACGGGTCGTATCGTAATTAGAACTGTAAACACAAAATTTGATGATGATGGAAATGGTGACTTAATACTGTCAAGCGTTCACGTATCAAATGACGGTGATTTACCTACTGTAGGAAAATTAAAGCTACATGGAAAATCTGGTAGCCACGACATAGTTACTGCCGCAACATATATTCAAGGTCATCAGTCTTTTGATAATGGTAGACTTGAAACTGTATTGATAGCTCAGTCTGCTGACAAAACAGGAAACACAACTTTAGTGGCAACTGACGCATCTTAATATAAACACTATAAATCGGTAGATAACCATGCCTACACAACTAAGTAAATTAGCTTTAGTTAATACCTCTACCTTATCGGAGACTAAAACGTTTTCGGTAGTTCAAGAGGGTGCAGCTGAAGCGTCTCGACAGGTTATTAGCATTGAACCTAACACACAGGTCATTGAGAACAATCGTGAGATAATCACTAGCAAGAACTATAACATCACCGTTACTGGGGTATATAGCGACTCTACTAAGACTCAGTTGTACACATGGGCAAGCGCTCAAACCAACCTAGTGTTCACTGGATATGGATTAGACGGCTCCATTCTTCAGATGGAAGGCACACTTCAAATCAATAAAGGGTTTGAAGATAATATGTCCTTCCGATTCTCTAGCGCACGTGAAGCTAAAGGTGGATACAGTTCATCTGATGGCAAGCACTCAGCAGAGATGTCTTACGTGAAGAATGGACTAGCCTTGTATGGTTGGGGTGATGCTGATGAAAATGATTTAGCAAATGATTGGACAGATACTGGAGGTATAGCAGATGGCTTTGCCGATGGAGTCCAAACTATATCAGGCGATGGTAACTTGAGCAGAACTATACACTTCCCATTCTCTGGTGTTCAATTAGCTTTTTTTGCTGATTTTACAACAGTTTCTGATAATACTGGTTTAAGTGTAGACATTGAGGCTTATAACTCTAGCAACTCTGAGTTAGGTAGTGGAGGGACACTAACAGTTCCTTTATCTGGTGGTGTAAGAATGGCTTATTACGACCTTCCAGAAAACACTGCCTACGTAAAAGTTAAGGTAACTGGTGGAGAAGGTTCAGGAGCATTATTTCAAAACCCAACATTACAAATAACTAACTTTACTGGTAGTACTAGCCTTGCCAATAAACAAGCAGCGTATAACTTTGTAGAGTTTAACACATAACCCCTAAAATACAGCGAGCAATTTATGGGACGTATTACAAAAGTAACTGGCGAATTTATGGGGGTTCGGTTTGAGGTCAAGCCGACCCCTATTCGTTTTGATAAGATAGTCGAAGGACGTAGAGAAATACTTATGGAGTGGTACAAAGAAAACCATCCTAAGTTGCATAAAAAGTTGACGCAATCTGATGACATTATTGTTGATGACTATACGGCTGAAGACGTTGAAGCACTAAACGCATGGCGTTTGGATGAAGAGTTTCGTGCTAAGTATTGTAAGTACACTGCGGATCACTCTATGAAACTCAGTAAAGAATTAAGTGATGAGACTTGGAAATCTGACGAATTAGAATTAGGTACGCTTGAGGAAGCGTGGGATTTTTTTACGAACAGGCGGCAAGTACCATCCAATGGAGTCGGAGTACTTTAGAGTCATTAGACTTGCTCGCACCTAATGACTTAGTGGTTGAAGTTGGCGGAGCGTACATTTATTACTGTTACGTTCTTGCCGACTTTAATCCATTGCGAGCAGAGGAACTTGTAGCCGAATGTTCCGTAGAAGACATAACCAAAGCAATGATGGCTCGTGAGGCTTACCACAGACCATCGGATAACTAGAGTAGTACCGCTATGCCACAGTTAATATACGATGTACAGTTTAAAATAGACCAGTCATCGTTGTCTGGTCTCAAGAACATTGTTGATTCGAGTACTACTGGTGAGGTAACTAAACTCACTGAGAAGATTGAGAAGCTAGAGTCTCAGCTAAACAAACTAAAGGGTACTAACCAAAAGGTCTCTAAAAGCACTAAACAGCTTGTCGATCAGTCTAAGCGAAAAACTGATGCGGTTAAAAGAGATGAAGCCATATTAAAAAGAGCGTTACAGACTAACAACTTAAACAACAAGTCTGTACAAGAAGCTGCGGTAAGACTACAACAAGGAACGGCTGCTTTAGAGGGTCATACTAACGAGATGTCTAAAGCGTCAGTTAGTACCAAGAGAAGCGCTACTTCTCAGCAAGCCTTAGCAAAACAAGTAACCACTACTACAGGGACCATAACCAGAGCTACTAATACCCTGCAACAATTTAATCAGCAGGTTAATAGAAGCCAGAAGGGTTTCAAGGGGTCTAATAAAGAATTTGCGATAGCTAACCAAACGTTATTTGGATTTGGTGACCTAGCTCAGGATGCCACTCAGTTTAGTCAAGGGTTTGCTCAAGGTATGCGAGCTATTGGTAACAACATTGCATTTAACGCTGAGATGTTTGGAACTCTTAAAACTAGAACTGGTAGTTATACTGCTGCTTTTAGAGCGTTAGGGGCTTCATTCACTGGTGTAGGGGGTGCTATACTTGCGGTAAACGTTGCGGTCATGGTCGCTACTAGTTTACTTACAAAATTTGGCAATAAAGCGAAAGACACTACAAATGACCTAAAAGATTTTGCGAAAGCAACAGATGAGATAGCTAAAGTATCAGATGCTGAGTTCTTAGATATAAACAGTTTAGAATCTCAAAGAAGAGGTTTATTAGAACTCAAGCAAGTTGTAGAGGACCTAGAGCGAGAAGAAAAAGAATTACTTAGCGCTTCTAAGAAGTACTCTTCATATATAATGGATGAGTCTAAGGTTGCATTAAAAGAGTTTAGAGATGAGAACAAGTCTCTTCTTGATGTAGAACTAAAAGCCTTAAAAAAAGAATTAAAGACTGTTAATGAAAGACTAGCCCTCCAGAATGCACTGCTAAAATTAAGCCCTCTTAGTGCTTTTAGATTTGGAATGGAGCAAGCTACAGATGTTCTAATTAACAATTTTGAAGCAGGACTTATCACGAGTAGTTCAGCCCTAGAGCATCAAAGAGACCTTTTGCAAGATTATATAGATAAACTAAGACAAGGAGACATTAATACTTTAGAGGTACTTGGTTTAGACAAAGATACTCCTTTAGCTCCCACTATACTTAACTTAATGGAGCTTATTGATAAGTTAACAGACGCAATGCCAGAGCTTAAACCCATATTAACCCTAGAAGATTTAGGTTCTGATATAGAAGTTAGTGATTTTCTTCCTGACAAAAGTATAGTTGGTGATGAGTTCTTGCAAAATTTATTTGGATTTGATATTCCCAAGCTAGATATACTTGAAGAAGATAATGTATTGAGGCAGCAAGCGAAAGATCAGCAAGATGCTATCAGTCAAGTCATGGAACTTGGCGCTGAGGCTAGGGCTGCTGAGGCTAATGCAGCTATGGAGTCGGCTATGGAAGGCTCTATCTTTATGGCTCAGAAAAAACTAAAAGAGCTGAAAGAGTCTTTATTAAAAGAGAATGATATATCAAGAAGAGAAGAATTACAAGCAGCAGTCAATCAACAACAAAAAGTAGTAAACGCCTTAACAGCAGGGTTAGGTCCAGTAAGAACAGTATTGGATGATATAATTGATGCGTTTGATCCATCTAGGGTTATGATAGACCCTAACCAATTTTTTTCTGATGGGGTATCAGATCAATTTACACAAGATTTATTTGGCACTATAGATGTACCTACTTTAGATATTATTGGTGAGGATGACGTATTAAAACAACAAGCAACAGATCGTGAACAAGCCATGACTCAGATAATGAAGGATGGTGTTGATGCTCGTTTAAATGAGGTAAACAGAGAGATAGAAGCAAATAAAAAAGCGCAAATAGAAACTGAGATAGCTGAAAAAGGCAAACAAGCAGCTAGACAATTAGGTGTTCAAGGAGCGCAAGCTGTTTCTCAGGCTATACAAGGATTATTTGGTGAAAGTAAAGAGATAGCCATAGCTGAAACAATAATATCTACTTACTTCGCTGCACAGAAAGCCTTTGAATCTCAGATGTTAATACCCTCTCCAGATGCTCCTGTACGAGCCAATATTGCCGCAGGAGTTGCAATCGCTCAAGGTTTAGCTCGTGTAGCTGCCATTAGAAATACAGATAAAAGCGGTGGCGGTGGAGGTGGCGGTGGTCGCTCAGGTGGCGGAGGTGGCGGAATAGGGTCTAGACCTCGTGCTTCAGGACTCTTTGGGACCACTGATACTGCTAGTGGTAGTGCGCTCAATAACCAACCTTTATTTACCCCTAACGCTAGTGAAAAGAACAGGGGAATAACTGTCATGGTCAACAACACTTTTGATGACAGAACTGTAGCTAGTGTAGCCTCTAATGGTAACGATCAGAGGAGGGAGGGAGCCGTTTCTGGCTTAGGATAATAATGGCTACTCTACCATCTGGAAACGTAATTACAGTCACAGCATCAGGTACACTTAGTGGTAATAAATCCATTGAGGTGGTCATGAAGTTCAGAGATAGACATACTAGCACTACTCAAAGTTTGACTGGAACGCTATCTGACGTGGGAAGTCTAAAATTAGATTTAGACGTTCAAGAAGATACTGACAACATAACCGATTTTGTCTATAATTGTGCTGAATTTAGTTTCTCTATGTTTTCTACTTTTGGGGATGGAACTTCTTTTGGTCCTTTCTTGAATGATTTATTATTAACGGACCTGATACAAGTAGAGGTTACTTACGATACTTTTAATAAAGATGTATTTCTAGCCCTTAAAACAGATGTGTCTTATGACGAGCTACAAAGAACATTTTCAGTAAAATGTTTCACGCCATTTAAATTTACTAATCAAGTAACAGCATATACTACAGCAGCATCAAAGTTAATATCTTTGTCTTATAATGATGGTACAGCCTATAGTTATACAGGTATAACGTATAGAGACTTATTAGATTCTTATTTAACGACTATAGGGGCAAGCACTAGCGTTAATAAAATTCAGTCTTCATTTACTAAAGTTGCTGGTGACATAACTGGGACTAGTGGGAGCGCATCAGATGTGTTTCATATGTTTGTACAAAGCAAGGGTTCTCATGCGTCTCTTCCCTCTTTAATACTAGATACAAGCAATAAGTTTTTAGTTGATACCTTTGAAAGAGCTAGATCAGTAGTACTTAGAATGGGCATTATTGAGTCTGCTATAATAGGGTCTTTATTTGGAGAAAACTTTTATGTTAGAAGGGATTATAATACAGATGATGCGTTTGAGGCTGACATTACATCATCTGATTTAGAGGATTTTAAAATAAAGTTTAACAGTCCTAATATAAAAAGCATATCCATTTTAGCTAACAATATAGGCTCATCAGATACTGCTACAGCCACAACAACTGTGGATGCTTCTGCCACAAAACTTATGGATGTTAATGTTGGTTTGTTTGCAAACAGTCAAAAGCTAAATGACACTGGTGTTCAGGCTGCTACAGTGACCAATCCAAGAGGCTCATATAAAGAGTCCGATGCTGGGTTAACTCTTGGTGATGATGCGATAGCTATATACAAGAAAATATTTGGTGTAGGCACGTCAACACTGTTTTCATTTACGGTATTAGGTACAGAAAAAATAAAGCCTTATCAGCATATCAAATTAAATACAAGTATATCTGATTTTGTAGATTCTAATAATAATGTAGTAAGACCTTCATCTATAGAATATGACTTAAAATCTAACAAGATAAAGGTAGAAGCATATAGCATAAATTAAATTGGCTAAGGTTAGCAACATAGTAGTCATTACAGATGCAGGCGGTACACAGACGCTAACCATCCAGAATTACTCTGAGTCAGACGAACTAGAGTTTTTTAACGTACCATTCGATGAAGCCATAGACGGAACGTTACGTAGCAATTTCAGGGACTTCAGGAGAAAGATAGGACTCACCTACAATTTATGTACGACTCCTGATACGTACCGATCTATTTGCAATAACATAGCCACTGATTTACTCAACGGTGCAGAGTTTATTTATATCGGTATTGATACTGATAACGTAATTAGAGTAGTTTTAGACGATGGCTTTGCAAGTCGTGTTCAATACGCAAATCAACATGGCTTGTTTGTCCCAAAGATTAACTTTACAGCTTATGAACTTGGTATTGATATTACGCTAGACTTTGAGGATTGGCGCTTTGTTAATGAAAGCGTTACTGAACAGCGTGATTATAGGTACATATACGAAACTGTTACAACTCAATTAGATTATGGCTTTATCGAGTAAACTAGAAACTATAAATATACGAGTGGATCATGCTACTCCAGCTAGTGGTGATTGGGAATACAAGTTTACCATAAACAGCATGGTATCTGACATTGGTCAAGTAAACTTTAACTCACCATTTGATGAGGCTTTGGATGGCAGTCTAAGACATAATCTAAGAGGATTCAGGTTAAACCTAGAATTAAACTGGGAAAAGTTATTGTCATCTACAGCCCAAAAGAGAACATACACCTCTAGCTGGGGATCATTCTCATCTAGCACCGTTAGTGCGTTTCTTACTGATTTAGTAGATGCGTTAGTTACTAATGGTGACGGTCACGTAGAGGTTTCATTTGATGGCACATTTGACGCTATATACAACATATCTACACCCAACTTATCGACAGCCGATCACTTTCGTTTTGTGCTAGATAGTTCTACATTTAGAACGGTATATACTAACCAAATAGGCAGAAGTTCTGCTAACTTAAAGTTCGTAGGTAAACAAATATTAACTGGTATTCCAGCAGCATTGGAAGCCCCTAGCGTATAAGGTTACATGGCAACAGAAGTAAAACGTAGAAGAGGTACAACCACTCAGCACAGCACGTTTACTGGAGCTGAGGGAGAGATAACAGTAGATTTAACAAAGGACACCCTCGTTGTCCACGATGGCTCTACTCAGGCTGGCTTTCCATTGTTAAGGGAGGACTTTAGTA